GTCCTTGCCGTCCGCAAAGGCAAAATCTCTGAGGTATACCCTGACTTCTTCCCAGGTGGCGTAGACGCTAACGTAGTCGCAAACTTTATCGACATTGTAGCCCGCGACCTTGCCGAAGTTATGGCCCCTCTTCCTGCAGTCAACTGCAGCGCAGCGAACGCGGTCAATGACCGTGCACGTAACTTCGCTGACAAGCGCACACGCATTGCCTCTAATTATTTCGCACACTCAGACCTAGCAGTACAGATGTACTCAGGTGCTGACTGGTATATCACCTACGGTTTCGTCCCATTCATTATTGAATTCGACGAAGAAGCAAAACTGCCACGTATCCGCATAGAAAATCCAATTGGGGCCTACCCAGAGTTTGACCGCTATGGACGTTGTGTGGCTTTTGCAAAGCGTTACTCTATGACAATGGGCGAATTGGTTTCCCAGTTTCCTGAATATGATGCAATCTTGCTCGGCCCTGACGGCTATAAGCAAGACCTCAATGCTCAGGTTGAAATCGTTCGCTACTACGACAAGGACCAGTCAGTGGTCTACGTTCCCAACAAGCAGAACCTGATTTTATCTCAGGCTCGTAACCCGCTTGGTAAGATGATGGTCGTCGTTGCCCGCAAGCCATCAGTCGATGGTGAACTCCGTGGACAGTTTGATGATGTTCTTGGAATTCAATTGCTCCGTAACCGCTTTGCGTTGCTTGCGATGGAGGCTGCAGAGAAATCTGTTCAGGCACCTATCGTCCTTCCCAACGATGTGCAGGAACTCCAACTTGGTGGCGATGCGGTTATCCGTACAGCAAACCCAGCGGGCGTTCGTCGCGTCGAACTTAACATCCCTGCAGGAGCATTTACTGAGCAGGAAGTTCTTAACCAGGAACTTCGTGTTGGTACGCGCTACCCTGAATCACGTACAGGAAACATCGATGCCTCTATCGTCACTGGACAAGGCGTACAGGCTCTTATGGGTGCATTTGATACCCAGGTTAAATCAGCACAGGCAATCTTTGCATCAGCACTACGCGATGTAATCAGCCTTTGTTTTGAAGTTGACCAAAATATTTTTCCAGATGAGAAGACCATTCGTGGTGTTGATTCTGGTTCTCCATACGAAGTAACATACAAGCCAGCCAAGGACATTAAGGACGACTTCTCAGCAGATGTTCGTTACGGAATGCTTGCTGGGTTAAACCCTGCACAGGGTCTAATTTTTATGCTCCAGGCTTTAGGTGGCGGTCTTATCTCTAAGGATATGGCTATGCGTGAACTACCATTCACAGTCAACGTCACCCAGGAACTTGAGAAGATTGAAATCGAGAAGATGCGTGATTCACTTCTTGGTTCCATTACAGCCTACTCACAGGCTATTCCACAAATGGCAATGCAGGGACAAGATGCCTCGGATGTGGTCCGTAAAATTGCTGCGGTTATAAAAGCGAGACAAAAGGGACAATCGCTTGAAGATGCCATTGAGGCTTCCTTCGCTCCGCAGCAACAGGTTCCACCTGCTGGGGATGCTAATCAAATGGTTGAGCAACCGTCCCCTGCTCCCGAAGGCGCTCCAGCAGGTGGCGCTATTCCTCCAGAGGCACAAGGCGCACCTGGTCAGGCTCCAGCACAGATGGGCGCAGCACCTGATGTGCAGACACTTATCTCAGCAATGACTGCAAGTGGCAAAGGCTCGGCAAGAGTAACCACAACAAATAAACGTTAACTAAGTAGGGGACAATGACAACGATAATCGGGCTTCAGTACGATAAGCACTGCTCAATTATCGTAGATAGTAGAGTAGTGGATTCATCAGGGTTCATCTACACACACCCTGACTCACGTAAAATTGCAGAACGCAATGGATTCCTTATTGCAGGAGCAGGAGAAGTAACACCCTGCGATGTAGCACAACACATCTGGGAACCACCAGTGCCTACTAGGGCTGATAAAAAAGATTTATTTCATTTTATGGTAGCCAAGGTAATGCCTAGCCTACGTAAATGTTTTGCTATAAACGGTGTTGACTTGAATGCACCTAAAGATGAACAAAGATTTAACTTCCTGATTGCAATCTGTGGAGAGTTATTTGATATTGACGATGAACTTAGTGTGAGTCGCAATGTAGATGGCATCTACGGTATTGGCTCTGGTGGCGCTTACGCCGTTGGAGCACTGTACGCAGGAGCAGATGCATACGAAGCAATGGAAATTTCTGCAACGGTATCAGCATTTACTGCTCCACCGTATTACGCAAAAGAACAATTCAAACATAACTAAGGAGTTCTAATGGCTGGCAACGAGAACAGTGGCGGATACCGTCCAACTGCCCCACAGAACAACACAGGTGTCTCTGCTGTAGGTGGAAATGGTTCTGCCGATGGCGTACCAAACATTGATTACACAGGTATGGCCTATGGTCAAAACAAGTCAGTCAATGACGCAATGGATTCAGGTCTTGCAATGGGACAAGAAGTAGCACAGGCAAGTCCAATGGGTGCAGCAGGGTTGCCACAGGTAACTCCTATTACTGCACCAAGTGAGACTCCTGAGCGCGGGGTTTCATACGGTATGCCATTTGGAGACGGACCAAATTCTGTCCCGCTACCTCAAGGTATGGCTATGCAGCAAGACCCTTCAGAGCAACTTCTACGCGCTCTATATCAACAGAATCCAACTAACCCTGACTTAGGTTACATTGTCGAAATGCTTGATGCTCGCACCGAGCAGGTGCAGTAGTGGCAGACCAGAGAAGAATTGGAAGCGCCCTTACTCAGGCTCAGGCAGATGCTGAAGCAATTTTTGCTAAGGCAGCGTCTATTGACCCGTATCAGGCTGCTCTCATTAAAAAGAATGCCCAAGGAAACATTATGTCTCCTGGCGTTCTTGCCTCTCTTAGCGCCCTTGGCGTAGACGCATCAAGCGGTGTAGGTACTTCACTTACAAACATTGATGCAGCAACCCGTGAAGCACGCCTTGCTGACCAGAAGAAGGTTGCAGCAGAGCGAGAAAAGAATGATTTTGAAAATACTGGAAAAGGTTGGTTATGGAGTAAGTTAAAGGGTGCAGTTCGTGGTGCGGTAACAGTATTTAGTGTGCCATCTGAATTAATTGATGCAACTTATCGCGCTGGCGGTATGAGTCCAACACAGGCTGTTAAAGATTTATTTAATCCATCAGCCCAGGCAAAACGTTTAGAATCACAGCCAAACGTAATTGAACAATCTGTTGCTGGTCAAGTAATTATTGAGTCTATTAAAAATGTCAAAAAAGGTAAAGCATTTTACTCTGACATTAATATGGGTTCTGGTTTTCTCACAAATGAAGAAACTGGTGTAGCACACGCCGCTCGTCAAGCATCACTATCTGCAGCAAAGGTTGCAATCAGAGATGCTAATGGCAAGGTAGTAGGCTACCGCGCAGCAACATTTTTCGGTGACAAGGCAGCAAATATATTTACACTTGGAAACCCTGAAACTCAAAAGGGTGCAGTCATTGCAGCCGTTGCTGACATTGTTGGAAGTTTTGCAACTGACCCATTCCTTGCTCGCGCACAAAACATTAAGAATCTTGAGAAGTTAGCAGCGCAGCAGCGAGCATCAAATGCAATCAAGGATGCAGCAAAGACAGAAGAGCGCCTTGCTGAACTTATTAGACTCCAGGACGAGGCACTAGCAGAGGCAAAGTCCTTAAGAAATAGTGCAGCAAACCTAAAGAATGTTGAGGCAGAAGCCGCTAAGGCAACACTAGGTGTTGGCCTTTCAAAAGCATAGCGCCAGGCACAAGCCACTGAGCGCATTAAGTCTGCACAGTCAGTTCGTATCGCACAGGCACGCTTAGATGAATTTTCTGCAATTGAAGCCAAGGAAGTAGAGGCACTAGCCTCAGCACGTGAGGCACGTCTTGCAACAGAGGCTGCATTCAAGGCACCTAAACAAGTAGAGCGAGCAGAGAAAGCCCTAGCCAAGCAGCGCAAGCAACTTGAAGAGATGACTACAGCACGTGAAGATGCACTTTCTCGCGGTCTCGTACCTGCAGTTCCTGAAGAAGACATTGCTGCCCTTGCAGATAGAATTAGAACAGCAGAGCAAGCACTTACTGATACAAAAGCATTGGTTGGTGAATCACCAATTACTGCAGATTCAATTTTGCAAGCAAAAGAATTAGAAGCAAATGCACTTCGCCGTCTTCGTGAGGTCAAGGGCGAGCGCCAGTTTGCTGAGAAGCAAGTTGCTGAACGCGCACGCACACAGGCTCTTATGGACAAGGCTACTGAGCAGGCTTCACGCGAGACTCTTAAGGCTGTCAAGAATAACGCAACCCTTTCAGATAGACTTAACGATGCAACTTTAAGCGCAAAAGACAAGAAGAAGGCTTGGGAACTTGCAGTTCTTCGTCTTTCTAACGCTGAACAAACACTTGAGCGCCCTGAGTTTGCCTACCAAAACATTGCTGAGTTTCTTACTAACGGTAACGGAACAAAGGCTGTAGACCGTCTTGTCAAAATGACAGACTGGAAAGAGATTTGGCGTAAGTCAGGTCAGCGACTAACAGCAGAGCAGGCTCGTGTTATCGCAGATGCAACTACTCCTGATGAAATCGTAGATGCACTTGCTCCATTCCTTAAACGTGGAGGAAGTCTTCGTGCTGGAGTGCTAGAGCCTGGTGCTATTGCATCCAGACTAGACACTGCATCAGGTCGTCTATCTAAACTAGGTCAGGCAATTGATGCTCGGACAGACTACATTGTTCCTGAGGCTCGTAAACTATTTGGCGCTGGCGCCAAGGTTGCACAGCGCATTGCTCACCACGAGAAGGTTGCTGCATTAACTACTGGTATTGCTCGCTCTTATAACACAAAGATTAAGAGCGGTAGCGTTGTCAACATTCACGACAGAGAAGCACTTCTCGTTGCAGTTGAAGACTTTGGAATAGCAGCAAAACTTCCACAGAATGTTCTTGATGACTTGATTGAAAAGATTGCCCTCGCTGAATCTAACTCAGTAGCGGGATATATTTCATCTGTCAAGTTGCTCGACGCTGTATTTGCAAACTCAGCAGAGAAGATTCCTGCTCACCTCAAGGCTTCATTTGAGCAGTACACAACAGCGTTCAAAGAGTCTAATGAAGAGATGGCTTCTTACTGGGCAAATCGCCACGCTACTGGCGCACACATTAAATTCTTAATGAAAGATGGAAAGTCTGTAACTCTTCCTGGTCCACACCTTGACTCTGAGTTACTTAACTCAACAATCTACTTGCCTCCAGTAAGTGACTTGATGAAGATGACTAGCCGAGTTGCTAAGTACTCATCGATTACTAAGGGTCGAGATATTGCCGATACGGTAATTGGCGATTGGTGGAAGAAGACAGTTCTCGTACGCCCTGCGTACATCATCCGTAACATTGCTGAAGAGCAGATTCGTGTAGCCGCAGTCGGTCACGCATCATTTTTTACTCGCCCAGGTTTGGCACTTGCTATGTGGCTCGGTAAAGAAGACGGACCTTACGTTCGTCGCCTTCTCAAGCAGTTCGATACATATGACAATACAATATTTGGTAACTCATTCTCAACTGGAGACGAAGCACTAGACGTTCTCGATGAGACTCTTGGTCACGGACTTAAGAACTCATTCGCAGAAATGATGGGTTCAGGTATGAGTGGCGCTGATGAGCGCGACTTCCGTGTACTTACGTTTAAGAATGTAAGAGATGTCCCATTTGGGCATAAGCGTTTCTTTGACGGCGTAACAAATCAACTACGTATGCTTAATTCTTCCGAGTTTAGTCGCGTAGTTGCAGGCTATGACCCTAAGTTCGTCAAGGATGCTATGGCAAAGGGTCAGTTCCGACAGGATGCTGTAGTTGACTACTTCTTAACTGGTCCAGGACGACGCACTCTTGATGCTTTCGCTGGTGGAACACCTGAAAATTTTTCTGCATTTATTAAAACTCCAGAAGGGCTAAAAGCCTACCTCTTTACAGGTAAGTCAGATAAAGGTATTGACGTTTCAGTCCTTGCTCGTGTGTCTGAAACCACTGGTGGAAATAAGGTATTGCAGAAACTTATCGCTGACGGCAAAGTCACAGTGGGTGGAAAAGAACTTGCTATCCCACGCCCAACACTTGATGCTGTAAATTCTATTCAAAACTCCAAGGCTATGCGTTCAGGCAAGAAGGCTTTACTTGAAGAGCAGGATATACTGGCTAAAAACATTAAGTCACTCTTCAGCGATTCAGGAAACTGGGATAATGTACGTGTAAACGTACCATCCAAGAATGTAGCCTTCGCTGAAGGAGACAAAGATAAGGTCGGTTTTGTAAATCGCTTCTTTGAGATTTCTACTGACTTCGAAAAGAACACTACATTCGGACCTGAGTTCCGTCAGGCTTATTGGGATTCAATCAATGAGATTGCATTAACCCTTAATGCTGACGCTAAGGCTCAATTGCTCAAGGTTGCAGAGAAGTCACTTACTCCGCTTCAAAAGGCTGGAGTAAATGTAGGTTCAAAGCACCCAGTATGGAGTGCATTTAAGTCTGCCAAGGGCGATGGACCTCTTACACTTGAAGATGCACATATTTATGCTGACAATGCTGCACGTATGCACGTCAAAGAGTTGTTCTACAACGCACAAGAGAAGCGTCTCATCTTTCATCAGTTACGTCTGATTGCTCCCTTCGCTAATGCGTGGGAAAATACAATCAGTAAGTGGGCAGAACTCGGAACAGAGAATCCAATTGCCGTATATAAGGCAGTTAAGGTTCTAGATTGGCTCAATAGCCCTGAATCTTCTGCGCTTTATCAGATGACTGATGCTAAAGACTACTATGACCCTAACCAGGGCTTCTTCTTTACTGACCCCAACAGCGGTCAGCGTCAATTCTTTATACCATTTGCTGGAACAGTGATGGCATCCCTTGCAAAGGGTATTACTGGTGTTGATTACAAGGGTGCACCTATTGCATTCTCTGCTAATCCGATGTCATTCCACTTTGCATTCGGTGCGGGCACTATGCTCCCTGGTGTAGGCCCTGGAGTAACTCTTCCACTTAGCGCACTAGGTACATTCAATGGTAACTTCATTGATGCTATGCCGCTAGGCGTGCAGAAGTGGCTCTTCCCTTATGGTCGCGCTAACTTCTCTGGTGGGTTACAGACAGCAATCTTGCCAGGTAACTGGAACCGTATCATTGGTGGACTCACAGGTATGGAGCAGTCATATGCCTCTAACTTTAAGCCAGTAATGAACTACCTTGCATCAGGTGCTAACTATAACCTTGATGACCCAACTGACCAGGCGCAGTTGGTCAAGGATACAGATACCTTTGCCCGCTGGGAATCAGTAATGCGCGGCATAGTAGGTCTTGTATCCCCTGTGGCTTTGATTCAACAGGGTCTTGGTCAGGATAAAGATGGTGACATAACACTTCAGACTGCACTCTATGAGGACTTCCAGACTCTCTATCAGAAGAATGATGGAGACTACAATAAGGCTTGGTTTGACTTCCTTAACCTATACGGTGCATCACAGGCATTCGCACTCATCTCATCATCTGCTGGTGATGGTCCAAGCAACTGGGATTCATACGCATTTGTAGTAGATAACCCTGATGTGGCTACAAAGTATAAGGATGTATGGGGCTACATAATGCCAGGCGGTGGATTATCTACCGAGATGTATCAGTGGAACGTAGCACACGACACTAAGGTCAGATTAACTCCTACTCAGATTTTGCAGAAGGTAAACAACCAGCGCTTCTATGCCGCTAAGGATGCACTCCTTACACAGGTAGATGCTGGAATGATGGATAAGAATCAGTTCTCTGATTCACTCAAGGTATTAAAGAATGCTATGGGTGGTGGCCCAGTATACGAGTTTGACCTTACTAGAAAGACTCGTCGTAT